AGTTGACCCTGCGTGGTGGTGCAAACTTCCTAGTTTGCAGCCCAGACGTTGCTACCATCATCGAAAGCATTCCAGGCTTCACAACCAACACGGACGGCGATCAAGCCAAGTTCGCAATGGGCGTAGCCAAGGTTGGTGCTCTAAGCAACCGTTGGACAGTATACAAGAACCCATACATGACCGACAACGTCATGTTGGTTGGTTTCCGTGGAAGCAACTTCCTAGAAACCGGTGCAGTATACGCTCCATACATCCCACTGATCCAGACACCATTGGTGTACGATCCAGTCAACTTCACACCACGCCGTGGCGTGATGACACGTTATGCCAAGAAGATGATCCGTCCAGAGTTCTATGGAAAGATCGTCATCGGCAACTTGAACGAAGTCTAATCTTCTTCAAGAACGGGATAATCGTTCAAAACAAAAAGACCCGCCTTTCGGCGGGTCTTTTTTATTGTAAAATAATATAAAATAAAAAACCCCACTTTATTGTGAGGTTTATTTTTTATCGTCTATAGCGATAATGATAATGGTGTTTACCAACATACCAAAAATTACCGCGCATATGTATATACATTGGAGTATAATATTCTGGCTGCACAACAATAACTCTTGTTGGTGGATGCACTGGTCTAGCAACAACTACGTGACTACCAGTTGTATAGCAACCAGTAAGTAATATCGGCAAAAGCAATAGTGATAATAATTTCATATTTTTAGGCGGCTGACTTGATTACATTATAGTTCCAATCCATGCGCTTTTTGACGCCTTGATTTTTTGTGGTTCTATATTCTCTATGATTTAAATACTCTTTTGCCGCTTCTGCAAACTTATTCTGACTTAATAATCTCATTGTTTTTGGTCCCATGTCTCCTCTAAACAAACTATTAAGTACAGCTATTTTTATAGTAATCGGAAGCCCATCAAAATTTTCCATTTTAGAACGTGCCACAGATAACTTTGCGCGTATATCTTTTTCAAGCAATTGTTCTGCTTCATTGTCTGACAATCCTTCGCTAAAATCTTCGCCTGGTAATAGTTTATGACCATATGCTATAGTATCGCTGCCTCCTTCTAGGCTTTTGTGCGGAAACCATTTTTTTGCCTGCTTATTATATCCACCCTTTGGATTAGCTTTGCTGTTCTCAAACGCCTTGATTATATTGATTGCTTTTGATATCAACAACGAATCATCGCCTATGCCACTAAAATCAATATTATCCTGTGTATATGGCTTACCCGCCCCATCCGCCGCCGCTTTGGTATAAGATATATCTGCCGGTGGTACTACAAACTTGACATCTTCTGGTCTAACGTCACCAATATCTTCTTTTTTTATTATATTGGCCTCTATCAGAATGTCTTTCAGTTTAATCATACTTATATAAATATATGGTGCAGTTCATAAGCTACTTTATATTTATATAATAATATGCCAGATACATCAATTAATTACACTATTGACCAAGATAAAGTAAGGTGGCCAGGCAGTGGTTCCGCTATTACTTCGGGTAGCGGATTAACACCTTTTGGTTTTTTTGAAGGAGATCCTGTATTTCAGAACGATGCTCCTGCTGCGGCAAAATGGGCAGCAACAAGACTTGGTTATCCTATCACAGACATAGAAATGATTGACACTAGTTTTTATGCCTGTTTTGAGGAAGCGGTATATGAATATAGCGCACAAGTAAATCAGTTTAACATTCGTAATAACATTGGAGTATTGCAAGGAACATCAACGAGCACCAACATTACACAAACAAATGTAGTTGGCAGCGGATTGCCTTATGTGATAAAGATTGCGGAGGGATATGGTACAGAATTTGGTGTGGGCGGAAACGTTGATTGGAAAAGTGGTAGCATCAACGTCACAAAAGGACAACAAACATATGATTTACAGGCATTGTTTGGAAATCCAAGTGAAAGTTTTAACCGAATAGAAATACGTAGAATATTTCACGAGATGAGTCCGGCGGCTGCTCGTATCTATGATCCATTCAGTATGACTGGTATGAGTTATAGCAACGTTCTCAATGAAATGGGATTTGCTGGATATTCGCCTGCCACACAGTTCTTGATGACACCAATCTTTGAAGACTTGCTGCGTATGCAGGCGATTGAATTCAACGATCTTGTTCGTAAGTCGGCGTGGAGTTTTGAACTCATTAATAACAAAGTGAGATTATTCCCGATACCGACATACGATATGAAACTTCACTTCCAATATTTATTAAAACATGAAAGAGATTCTCAAGGTATTAGCGGCTCGGGTTCTTATTACAATGCTTCTGGTTCTGCTGTATCTTCACCTATAATCGGTGATTATAGCAACGTACCATATAACGTCATACCATACGGCAGCATAAACAGCGTAGGTAAACAATGGATACGTAAATATTTCCTAGCATTGTGTAAAGAAGTACTTGGTGCAATCAGACAAAAATATCAAACTATTCCTATACCAGGTGCCGAAGTTACTTTGGACGGTGCCGAGTTGCGTCAAGAGGCATCTGCCGAAAAAGAAGCGTTGGTTACTCAATTGCGAGAAAACTTGGAAGCAACGGGAAGAAAGGCCCAGATGGAGTTAAGAGCGGAAGAAGCTGCAAGATTGCAGGAAACCTTGCAAAAGGTTCCGCTCGGAATTTACATCGGTTAAACTATGGGTCTAAAAGGCAGATATTTTTCACAAAGAGATCTAAACCTAGTCAATTCTTTAAATGCAGAATTGATGGGAGACATTATCGAGAACTTGATACAAATATTCAAGATTGCTCCAAACGAGACCAAGACAAACATATATGGTGAAACTTCCGCAGAAACTGGAAAATGGTATTTACCTGCTATTCAAATATCTGCGTTGATAGAAAGAAGTGAAATGACTGCGGAGTATGACGATTTTGGTCCAACAAGAAAGCAAGATCACGTATTCAAGATGCGTGAAAAAATGCTACAACAAGTAAACTTCTACCCAGAAATTGGAGATATCATTTTGTGGAATGACCGTTATTATGAAATAGACAACGTTGTTCAAGAGCAATTGCTAGGTGGTATCAGCGAAAAGAGTCATAGCATAATATGCAATGGACATTATACAAAGATATCTTCACTAAACGTATTGGAAAGGAATGATTAACAAATGAATATTTTTAACAAACCAATTCTTTTAAAAGAAATCGCATATTCTATAAAAAATATACAATCTTTTAAAGACAAATATCAAACAAATATTTCAGATGAAGAAATTGAAAAAATCTTCAACCGCTTTAATTCGCAGAAGTCGAGATTAAAAATCAAGAGCATATTTGGCTATAACTCACTTCAAGACCTGATGAATGCGCTTGGCGAAAAATCTGGAAAAGAAGTTGAGAAAAGCATAAAAACCACTCAAGCAAATATCATCATAGATAATGACAGAATGACCGTGGTTGAGCCGCTGACAATAGATGCGTCAAAAAAATATGGAGCAAATACAAAGTGGTGCACAACAACATCGGATGAAAACAACGGATTCGATTATTGGTTTAAAGACTATTCATTAGTTTATTTAATAGACAAGATAAATAATAAAAAATATGCAATCGCGTTTAATCCATATTTGGACGAACAAGGATGGGACGAAACTGACGATGGCAAGAACGTGGATGAAATTCTTGATATTTTTGATTTAGATTTTAATGACGTATTTGATAAAGTTATACCGAAAGATTATCCGGAGGAATTATAACATATGGCATGGCGTGGACCAACACCTAAACCAACAACCAACAGACCACCGAATAAAGTAAACAGTGGTCCAGAGATGTCTGCCATGAAAAAAGAACCAGTTGGTATATTTGGTCCACCGGTTTTTGGTCCAGAAGCAAACTCCGGAAACAGAGCATATAATATTCGACGCGATAATGATGACAGAAAAGATTTCAGCGTAAAACTTATTGACATCGATGGTACCATATTGAGCTATATGGATACGGTCATAAATCCAACAATTATTTCTGCTGGAAGACAAGTTAAGGTGCCAATTAACTATGCTTCTCCGGAGCGTTGGAAAGCAATACGTAAAGATGGTGCGTTGAGAGACAAGAATGGTCAAATACAATGTCCAGCAATAGCATTCCGTCGCAGTTCTGTTCAACGTAACGATAATCTTACTACCCTAAACAGGTATTTGCAATATCCCGTAATGCAGAAGTTCAGTGAAAAGAATAAGTATGATAAGTTTTCATTGATGACCGGTTTTAAGAAAAGAGCCGAAATGTATTCTGTTGCTATGCCCGATCACGTAATCATAAATTACGAATTTATTGTATGGACGGAATTGGTGGAACAAGGAAATGAAATTGTGGAGGCAGTTAATTTTTCAACCGAAGATTATTGGGGAGATAAAAACAGGTACAAGTTTAGAACCAGCATCAGTGATTACAACTTTGAAACTATGGTGGATGCCGGTCAAGATCGTGTAGTAAGGGCAACATTCACTGTGTTGTGTTATGCATATTTGTTGCCAGAAAAATACGAAAATTATAAATCCACGGTTGAAAAAGCATTCACTCTTCGCAAAGTTGTGTTTGGTGTATCAGAATCTTCAATTGACTTGAAAGATCTGAGCGCAACAGAGCTTACAAAACGAGCGGAAGAATTGGCAAGAGGAAGTACAGTTTCGTTTGCTCCAGACATTCCTGTTGTTAAACCACAATTTCCCGGCATTGTTCAAAACGCAAATTATGCTATTAATGCGGGAAGCTCAAATTATGCCACTTATGCATTAACAGCCAGTTATGTAAATCCGGCTGGGATCACTGGCACATTTAATAACATTTCCATCATTGGCGGGGGAACTACTGGTTCTATTGCTACAAATATTGTAACGGGAGTAAACCCAGATTCTGGTTCCGTTGCAATAGACAACTTGCCAATAGGCACAGGAAATGCGGCAAGATGGCTAATATCTGTAAACGACGGTGGTAATAACTTTAAGACTACAGAAGTTGTAGCAAGCTGGAACGCCACGATGGTCAAATACAACAATACTGAAGTCAGTCAGATTGGCTCTGTACCTGTGTATATGTCTGTGAACAATGTTGTTTCGGGTTCAGTAAGTCTGGTTGCCACACCAATTGCGGGTACTTGGACGATCAAGATGATACGAATGATGGTATAATAATATGGAAAACTTTTTTATAGTTCAAAATGGCTTGGTGGTAAATACAAATCCACTCACAGATGTATCTTCGGGTTCATACCAAATTGTACTAAATAATCAATCCACGGCATATATGAACTGTAGCGTGGCGTCTGCACCACAAAACACATCAACCGTCATTGATTCTTTTAGCAAAACTTGGGGCAATAGTGCCAAATGGTTACTTTCTATAAATAGCGGATCTAATTTTAAGACAAGCGAAGTCATGGCAGTATGGGATCCAGCCACTAATACAACCACTAATGCCGAATATACCACAAACGCAATAGGAACAGTGCCAGCATTCATGTCAGTGAATATAAGCGGCCAGAATGTGCGTTTGGTCGCATATCCAACCACAGGATCGTGGACAATAAAAATGCTACGCTTTGTCATATAAAAAAACACTTTCACCACAGTTTATATATTTATAATATATAATAACCACACCAACCCATGAGCAACGAATTAATTGTAAGAAACGGTCTGATAGTAAGAGGAGATACAACAGTCCAAAATAATGGAGTTGTTTCTGGGAGTCTTACTGTTATAGGAGATATCACGGGCAGTTTTGCCTATTTGACATCAAGCTGGGCAGTCACTGCTTCGCATGCACTTAGTGCATCATATATAATTGGATTACCTGCCACATCTTCTTGGGCATTCAATGCAACGACCGCATCATATGTTTCTTGGGCAAATGTAGATGAAACTAACGCGGATACATTTGCTGGTACGGCATCGTATGCTTCATTGGCAAAAACATCTTCATATGTAGCATGGGCTAATGTTGACGAGTCCAACACAGATACGTTTTTGGGAACCGCGTCGTATGCTGATCTAGCTACCACCGCATCGTATGCATTAAATTTTAATCCACTCGCGACTGCTTCTTACGCAAATACCTCATCCGTGGCATTTCTTGCGTTGGATGTAGATTATAGCGACGTAAGTGGAATTACAAATGCATCAACATTTGCCGGAACTGCTTCGTTTGCCAACAAAGCTAATACTGCATCGTATGTTGCATGGGCTAATGTTCACGAAAGTAATGCAGATACGTTCCTTGGTACTGCGTCGTATGTTGCTTGGGTCAATGTTGATGAAGCATATACCGACACATTCCTTGGCACTGCGTCGTATGCATCAACATCTCAGACTTCGCTAAACGTAGCTTATGGAAATGTAACCGGTATTACAAATGCATCAACATTTGCCGGAACTGCTTCGTTTGCCAGCACTGCTGGTGCTTTGGTGTCCGGCATCAATATCAACGTTACTCAGATTACGGCATCGTCAATCCAAGTTACAAATCTTAGTGTTGTAACAGTAACTTCGTCTGTAATATTTGCTTCTGGTAGTAATGTATTCGGTAATAATATAAACAATACTCACCAGTTTACAGGTAGTGTTTCTATAACTGGATCACTGAATGTAGACGATGTTGCTACAGTAAAAACACTGGTTGTAAATACTTCGGGAGTTCCTGCCACTGTTATAACAAATGAAATAACAGGTATTACTACACCAACCGTTGTTGACTCATTTGCTGACACTTCTGGGTATGCTGCAAAATGGTTTGTTAGCGTGAGAGACGGCAGTAACTACAGAGCAAGTGAAGTTATGGCAGCGTGGAACAGTACAGGAAACATTACTGTATTTACCGAATACTCTACCGTTGATATTGGCAATACCAATCCATTGGCATTGTCGGCTACTATCGACGGATCAAACAATGTAACACTGGTTGCCACGCCTGCGTCGGGTAACTGGTCTATAAGACTTACTAGAATACTGATGTAAACACGAGATACAGTTGCATCAGTTTTCTTGTGGAAAGTGAAGCAAGAAAACATGAAAAGTAATAAAAACATATCAGTATTTGTGGGTGTTTCTCGCTTGTTCGGGAATAAAGGAGGCGCGTGATTATGGCCAACGAATTTGTTGCACGCAAAGGACTAATATCGCTTCAGACATCAAGTTTTTATGAAGATGTATATATTTCAGGTAGTGTTAGAGTTGGCACATTCGCTACATCGTCCAAGTTGTCTGTAAGCGGATCTGGGTATATATCAAAGGGGTTGATTGTTGATGGTGGAATCACTGGTTCACTTTATGGTACTGCAAGTTGGGCAGTAAGTGCTTCTGCGGCTACAAATGCCAAAACTGCTTCTTATGTAAATTCTCTGAACCAAGATGTATATATTAGCGGTTCATTGAATATTTCTGGTTCTACAAACATAATTGGAACTGCTGGTCAAACTGTATTTTCTACCAACGCGGACAACATAGAATTTACTGGATCATTATTTACTTCTGGGTCAATAATTGTTACTGGAAGTATTGATGTGTTTGGTGGAATAACCGGTTCGTTGTATGGTACATCTAGTTGGGCAATAACTGCGTCATATGCGTTAAGTTATAGCGGAACTAGCGGCACTTCTGGAACAAGCGGCACTTCTGGTATAGACGGTATTTCTGGTGGTAAAAATTATCTATTCAATTATAGCGTTTCTTCAAGTCTTTCTGGATATAAGACACTTGGCCAACTTACTACAACTGCTTCTCAACAGACACTTACAGTAAATCTATCAAGCAATCAACAAAATGTATTGGTTGATGGTGGATTTGCTACCGTGGATGGCGATCCAAATGTAATCGTAATACCAAATGGACTATGGCATACATATGCATATTTTGCAAAAAGTACAGTAAATGCAAATATAGAATATTACTTCACAGTTTCTAAAATAACTA